TCCAACAGATGATGTTTCAGATTTAAAACCTTACACTTTATCTAGAGCATTATCTTCTGGATGGAATTGGAGAATCTCTACTCAAGGTAGATATGGTAATGGGTATGTTTTCTGTGATGATTTTATCACTGCTGATAAAGCCCATGAAGAAATCCAATCATTTTATTCAGAACCTGTTAATGTCGCAAAGGATATTAAATTTGAAGCTGGTAGCGTAGATAAGTATTGGGTAAAGAACTGTCTTTCCGTTGGGCTTTCTGCTTCTTTTGTTGAGCCACTAGAAGCGACAAGTATCGGTAACTCTATCTTACAGGCATTTGGTTTTGTTAAGATGTTGTCCTCGTGGGAATCTGATCCAACTATATCTGAACAATATAATAAACAGTTTACATCTTGTTTCAATAACATCGTGGACTTTGTTCAGTTGCACTATTTTACTAAACGTAAGGATAGTCCATTCTGGAGATCTATTCAAGATATGATTGTTAAGACAGATTTTAATAATGAGCATCTAGAGAGGTTTAAGCGATCTCTTCCAAACTCAACTTATTTTTATAATAATATTTTTAATATGTTTAGTGCGAATAACTTTACTCAAGTTATGGATGGATTGGATTTATTTGATAGGGACTATATTAGAACACACCTTGCAACTACTTATAGCGATAAACTTGTCCAACAAGAACTTAATAAGTATAATAATTATCTAGATGAACTTAAGAAAGCAAGTTATATTGACCACAAAGTCCTACTGGAGCAGAACAACATTGTTGTTAATTTAGATTACAAATAAATTATGGAGTACGTGATGATTAGTAAAGTTGAGAACCAGTTTTTGTGGACAGAGTCTTACAGACCCCAGAAGATTGATGATTGTGTATTGCCACAATCTTTGAAAAATACTTTCAAGCAATATGTTGAACAGGGTGAGTTGCCTAACTTCTTGTTCACTGGATCAGCAGGTGTAGGTAAAACTACTGTAGCTAAAGCATTATGTAACGAAGTTGGTGCTGAGTATATTATGATTAATGGATCAGATGAAGGTCGATCTATAGATGTTCTTCGAACTACCGTTAAGTCTTTTGCATCAACTGTCTCTCTGACTGAAGCTAAAAAGGTTATTATCGTTGACGAAGCAGACTATATGAATGCTCAGTCGGTTCAACCTGCCCTACGTTCAATGATTGAAGAGTTCTCTGCTAATTGCAGATTCATCTTCACATGTAACTTTAAGAATCGTATCATTGAACCCCTACATTCTCGCTGTGCTGTTATAGAGTTTAAGATCGACACAAAAGATAAACAGTCTATTGCTGCACAGTTTTTTAAACGTGTGAGTCAGATTCTTAAGTCTGAAGAAGTCGAATTCGACCCAAAGGTTGTAGCCGAACTTATCACGAAATACTTTCCAGATTACCGTAGGGTTCTAAACGAACTTCAACGCTATTCTGTTTCTGGTAAGATCGACTCTGGTATTCTCATCAATATATCACAAGAGTCTTTCAAAGGTTTAGTTAAACTAATGAAAGAAAAAGACTTCACAGAAGTGCGTAAATGGGTTGCCAAAAACTCTGATACTGATACAACTTCTCTTTTCCGTGAATTGTATGACACCGCCACTTCCAATGTAGAAGCAAATAGTATTCCTCAACTGATCTTAATCCTTGCAGACTATCAATATAAAGCAGCATTTGTGGCTGATCATGAACTAAATAATATGGCTGCACTAACTGAGGTTATGGCTCAGTGTAAATTTAAGTGAGGACATATGGAGTTTCTAATTCTTATACTGGTTGTTGTCAGTTTCTTTTGGGGATACTCTTTTAGAGAAAGAGTAGCTATTTATAAAACACATCAATTTCTAAAGATTTTTAGAGAAGAATTAGAATCCCAAAAAGAAAAGCAAAAGGCTCTCATTAGAATCAAAATAGAAAAAGAAAGAAATACCTTTTACGTGTATGACTCTCAAAACAGTAAATTTATCACACAGGGAAATACAAAAGAAGAGTTAGAAAAGAATCTTGCAAAGATTTTTCCTGGAAAAAAGTTTGGTTGCACTGAAGACAATCTAATTAAGATAGGATTTATATCATGAACATGATCCCTATTTTAAGTGATTACCTGAGTGATTACGAAGAGGGTACACGAAACGCTAAAGTATATAAATTATCATCTGGTGATTATGGTGTGATAATGCATGATTCTGATACTGATTATAATGGATTTGATTTATTTGCAACAGAAGTTCTGGCAGAAGACTTCGCTGAAGATTGGGTGCTTGGGGCTAGACGATGACGCCGTTCGACTTTATCAATGCAATCAATCTAACCAAAAAGAACCTATTTGAAGACCCTCAGGCAGACAAAGATTACCTACCATTCGTAGTGAATAGAGGGTTGTCTTATTTTCCCGATACAGTTCTTTATGCGAATGAGATGAATCAACACCCAAGCATTCCCAAAGATTGGCAGTTTTCCTTTTTCCTAAATACTATACTAAAGAAGAAAAGGTTCTCTAAATGGCATAAAAAGGATGCCGAAACAGAATCTCTTCGTCTAGTTATGGAGTATTTTGGTTATTCTTCATCTAAGGCACAGGAAGCATTGAGTGTCTTAACAGAAGAACAGCTTACCGTGATAAAAGAAAAATTATACAAAGGTGGAAATAATGACTGTTGAGATGATTTACTATGACTGGACACCAGAGTCCATGCTTGAAGTGACCTTGCCAGAACCAGATAACTTTTTGAAGGTTCGTGAGACACTTACTCGTATTGGCATTGCATCCAGGAAAGAAAATAAATTGTACCAATCTTGTCATATCTTGCATAAGCAAGGTAGGTATTTCATCGTTCACTTTAAAGAATTGTTCGCTCTAGATGGCAAAGAGTCTAACATTAGTAATGGAGATATCGAGAGAAGAAATACTATTGCCAAACTGTTACAGGACTGGGATCTATTAAAGATTCTAAATAGCGCACAAGCAGAGCAGAAATCATCCTTGTCACAGATTAAGGTAGTCTCTTATAAAGAAAAAGCTCAGTGGGAATTAATTCCCAAATACAATATAGGAAAGAAAGCAAAATGATTAAACTTGAATTAAGTATTGATGAATGTAATCTGATTCTTCGTGTGCTTGGTAAGCATCCTTTTGAAGAAGTTGTTGCATTGATTAGCAACATCAAAAAACAAGGTGATCCACAAGCACAAGCTATGGCAAAGACTGAAGAACAATTACCTGACACTTCAGCAGCATAAGTATTATAAATAGTTTTATTCCTTGGGATTGTATCCCTCGGGATGGGCGTATAAAGCTGACAGTACGTTAAGCTGTCGCTGGAACCAGTAACCAGTATGATATGTGATATGCCTTAGGGGTATCACTTTTTATAACTCGCTTAATAGGAGAACTTTATGACTCAAGATTTTATCCCCACATTCTGGGGCGCTAAAGACATCGACAAATTTTTTGTAGGTTTCGATGAGCATTGGAATCGTCTACAAAAACTTCATGAAGATGTAAGTAAAAACATTCCTAACTATCCACCATATAACATTCGTAAGAATGGTGAGAATCATTACACTATCGAATTCGCTGTTGCTGGCTTTGGTCAGCAAGACATCGATATCGAAATGAATGATGGTAAACTTATTGTTCGTGGTGAGGTAAAGAATGACGAAGAAGGTAATGATTTCTTGTTCAAAGGTATTGCTAATCGTGCCTTTACTCGTTCATTCGTTTTGAATGATGAAGTAGAAGTTAAAAATGCTGAAATGCTCAATGGTATGCTAAAGATTTTCTTGGAGCGTTTAGTTCCAAAACATAAGCAACCAAAGAAAATTCCAGTTCATCAAAAGGCAGAGAAGCAATTACTGAATGAGGGAGAATAATTAAATCATAACACTTAGGGGGATTTCGATCCCCCTAAATAGTTGTTATGATGAAAGCAAAAATATCTCCAAACATAATTTCATTTATCACGGTAAGACGAGGTGAATGGATCTTAAAAGTTTCTGTTTTTAAAAACAAACAGATTATGGTAATTGCACATCATTGCTTTGAGGTAGATAAATTAATTATTAAATGTTTTACTAATCAGCATGCCGCCGCAGATTTTATTGAACATCTTGTTATGGAGAATTGAATGACTACAAAAGTCTTCAAACTTATAAATGGTGAAGAAATTATCGCTGAAGTATCGCGTGCATACGATCGTCATATCGAACTAAAAAATCCTGCCACAATCGTGATGCAACAAACTCCGCAAGGCATGGGTGTTGGTCTTGCTCCATATATGCCATATG